TCCCCACGATGTCCTAAAGCCAGAAGCTTCTTCTCAAGCTTTCCTAACGTCTCAGTGCCGAGCTTCGACGTCTCTGTGAAGTAGGCAACTGTCCCCATTTCGCCCGTATTCGGACCATAGTTACTCGGCATCAATTTCTTATGCTCGAAACTCTCATTCCATTGCCCCACCCACCCAGACTTGCCAAGGAAGCGGGACACCCCCATCTCAATGCCATCAATGAAAGTCTGTAGCATGACCTCTCCCTTTGGGGGAGGGGTGCGGCGTATCCAAGCAACTAAGTCTGCTGGCGACTTGCTGACGTAAGTCAGTGCTTTGTCCTCGTTGTCCCCAAGCGTTTTGAAGACAAAGCGCTCATCCGCCTTAATGACGTGACGCTCGGCCTCCTGCATTGTCTTGAATGTCTTGTACGGAGCACACTCAATGCCTACGGACTCAAGAAGTTTCATCCCACTGGCGCGGGAAATCTCTAGTCCTGCTGAGGCGGGGCTAGGCGCAAAGAAAGGCATGCCCCTCTTGGCAAAGAACTCCATCTTGGGGATGTAGTCGTCGTTCGACGTTGAAATTCTTAGATCGGCCCATGCAACATGGGGGATCCAAGCGTCTACCTTCTCGACACCCTTAACGCCCAGACCCGTCTCTTTAGAAATAGAGGGCTTCGGCTTAATAAACCAGCGTACCTGATGTCCTGCCTCGTACGCCCGAAGCGCGAATGAGAGGCCCACCCCATCCTGGTCAACGATCAGGACCTTCATCTTGTGGCCTCCATGGCGTATTCTGTGCGGCACCCATTGTCAGTGCTCCGGTCGCGGCCTGAGCCTTACCCTTAGCCGTAGGGCGATCGCTAGGTTTGACAAAGTGTTTCTGGTATGTGTCACTAGCAGCAATTTTTCGCGCAACAGGACCAGTCATCGCGCCTAAGACGCCCGCAGTCTTAATGGCCCCATGTCCTTTAAGTGCGGCAGCGCCCATAGAGAATCCAGCCCTAGCAGTATCGCTCATCTTAATTTCAGAGGCAGGAATCATACCCTCAGTGCTGCGAACTACATTACCCTTCATCGAGTTTGCTGCCTTAGCGATGGTAAGCAACTCACCGCTCATCTTCTTACCGTTTTTGAAATCAGTCTTAATCTTGGATGCGTTTACTTTCCCAGTTTCAAGGTTAGTGTACCGCTCAACATCTGCAATCTTGGCAAGTGCTTCTCTAGCAGCTTGAAGACGCGGGATGACGTCGTGAGAGATATCAGGCCGACGCTTGGCTGCTTGCGTCAGTTGCCTATCCATCATGTCTTGGATCGCAGAGGCGGCTTTCAGCCTAGCGTGCGCTAGGTCTACTTGCGATTCCCCAATCATGTTCTTGCGTGAAAGGTCATGCCGTGCCTCACTGCGTAGCTTCTTCATCATGTCAAGAAGTACGTCAGGCGGGGCAGTCTTCATCTTAGTGATGGTGCCCTGTAGCCTAGAGAGCTCGGGGTCAATTTGCCACTCTGGCGAGTATTGCTGAATTCTCCGATCTTTCTTGCTTAGGTCGTTGACTGCATCAATGACCTTCTTGTCTATCGTATGGTAGCCCTTGATGTCCCGCAATTCTTGATAGACCGCATTGTGCGGTGCCTCTTTCGCAGCAATCGTGTCCGCATTTATGACCTCATCTACTGCAAAGCCCCCGTGCTTACGCATGAGTCGGTCAGACGTCGTTTGGTTTTCTAGTGTTATCTTGTTCTTAAGCTCGGGCTCCTTAGCGAGCGAAAGCATGGTCTGCCCCTCGGGCATTCCTTTATACCCCGCATCCATGGCCTCTTTAATGGCAGCGTCATGCTGAGGTAATGCACGCGCAGGTCCGCGATCAGCAGCCTTAGCCACAGACTTAGCTTTGAGCAGCCCTGCGATGGATGCGGCTCCCTCACCTCCCGCCTCCCCTATGGCGCGGCCAGCTTCCTCGTTTCCAGCAAGGCGTCCGTACAGCGCACCCTCTGCTCCACCTATGGTCTTCGCAACTGCTATAGGAGCACCTAGAACTTGAGTGGTGTACTTGCCCATCGGGGTTCTGGGCTCATACTCAGTAAATTTACGCGCACCCTCCACTACGTCCGCTCCCGCTTGCAGTGCTGTGTCTGCTGACTCACCTCCAAGCAGGTAGCCGCCCGCCGCACGTCCAGCCCCGGCAAGCCCGCCTCCTATAGCGCCCGCCGCGCCCGCTACGCCCGCTCCTACGCCCTCAACAATACCACCTAGGCCCTTACCCCCTGCCAGGGTTTTTAAGCCCTCCCAGGGCGTCTGAGAGCCTTTGGGTGTTTCGTCTGTAAGCTCCTTGGGAGGCGTAAGGCTTTCAGACAACGTGCTGCTAAGGTCAGAGATTAACTTCCTGCCCGTGGCTGGCACATCAAGAATCTCTTTCTTAGCCCTAGCTAAGAACCCCGGCTTTTCCTCGGGTGGAGAGGGGCGCACGAATCCACGACCAGCGCCAGCAGACTTCGGTGTAACCGAAGTTCCCGCCGCAATCTCCCAGGGCTCTTTACTGGCCGGGTCGGGCGTATCTTCTCCCCCGCCTGCCGCGACTTCCCAGGGCTCTTTCATCAAAGTTTCTCCCAATTCGCCTTATTCTTAGCGATGCCACCCTTAAAGATTTTTCCGTTGAATACATCTCCAACCTGTGCTTTCCCGGCAGCTAGGTCAGCCTCTGAGATCTCAACTAGCGTGCGCTGAGTTTTCTGGCTGTGCCTAATTTCTCGCACATCATTCCAAGCACGTTCCTTTTCTAGAGGATCTTTAGCTTCGTTGTATGCTGCGAGCTTCTTGGGCATCTCCTTCTCTTGTATCGCCTTAGCATCAGCATCCCGCGCCTTTTGTTCGCTGTCAGAAACCTTACGGTCGGTTAGGGACGTGCCGCCAGTAGAGGTAGTGGGTGACGGCTCGCTAGATTTCTTAGTTGGGAGTGTAGAGAGATTAGAGAGGGTAGTGATTTCTTCTTCAGTTGCCTTCTTACGAATGTCAAACAGCTTAGGCAACACATCCTTAAGCTTTGCAACCTGAGCCAGAGTAGGCTTCTCTGGCATGTCTTTTTCAGCCAACTGCAAAAAAGACACGGGCGTACCCGATGCTCCGGTAACACCTGAATATACCCGCGCAGAACTTTCTACCAAGTCCTTGTATGCCTGCGCAATGCCGATGTAGTCTGGATCACCAAGCCAATCAGTCTTTTGTGACGACCAAAATTGGTCCCACTTAGGAGAACCAGAAAGCTTTGCTTTCCTAATCTCGTCCTCCATAACATTAAGCACGCCCTTTACGTTCTTTTCCCCAGAGCTAATCTGTGCATGTTGCGTTGTAAGCCTCTTAATCCCTTCCTGAGAGGTCTTTACCATGTTCGCAAGCTGCACGGCCTCATTTGGATCCATACCAGCCTCAATCTTTGCCTTCACAGCCAAAGCATTAAGCCGCATTCTCGCAGGAGCAACTGCGGCGCCAGCACCAAGGGCAGGCATCTTTCCAGTAAGCGCCATTTCCTTAGCTTGGAATAGTTCTTCCGCTGTGGGGGGCTTTTTATCAAAGTCCATCGCAGTGTCAATAACCGACTGAGGCAGAATCTTTGGCGTGGCTCCAATGGAGGTCGCCCCATCTGGAATTCTAGGAATCTCTACGAGCTCACCAGAGGCCGCGCTCTTACGATAGTATTTTCCGTAGGGAGTAGAAATGTACGAGTCCGGATCATTCGGCACAGTATACATCTTAGAGCCCTTGGAAACTCCACCAGAAAGAATATCTGCTTCCGCAGTGTCTTTCGCTGCCTTAGCCTCGTACTCTTTAGTCTTCGCAATGCGCTCGGCATTAAGAACCCTGCTTACTTCCTCCTTAGAGTTAGCCACCCATCCATGAATTAGATGCGTAGGAGCATTCTCCAAGTCCTGAATAAGTTGAGGAGGGGTGAGGGGTGCACCAGTCGGACCCTTCATTGCGCTATATTTCTTAGCTAGAAGTCCAGCCTTTGCTTTGAGATTTGCGTCCGCCATCTCGGGGTTTTGCTTGTATTCCGCAGTGTGCGCCTCATCAATAGCCCGTAGCTCGCTAACCATAGGCTCAATGGCCTTCGCATACTCCCCCCGTTGAGCATCATTCAAGTTAAGGATAGCTTGCTGATTTGCCACTGCATTTTGCTGAATCTTAGCTGCGTGGTCCGCTTGCTTAAGATAGAAGTCTGGACTAGTCTTGCCCTTAATCTTCTCAAGATACTTCTGCGTACCATCAACAGTTGCGAGGTCTACCCCCTCTTCTTGAAGTGCTGCGTTAGCCGTGCTACGGTCCTGATTAGATCGGTCAAACTCTTGCTGCCTCTCCTGAGCCAAGATCTGTTTTCCCTGCATGTCAAACTTAATCGCTTGATTCTCAACGGGGGTATTCATCTGCATGGGTCGCCCCGACATGGGCACCCTAGCTGCACTGGAGAGAAGACCAAAGTCAACGGACATGATACTACCTCACTTTTCCGTAGTCCACCATACGGTAGCCGTGTGATCCACGCGCTGCCGCTTGCGGCTGCATCTTCTCAACATCCTGTGCCATCACCCCCATCTGCTTAGGACCACCGCTGCCCCGCATGCGGAAGGTGTAGATCGGCAGACCATCGTGCGTCATGCCGACGTGGGAGATATCTTCCTTAAGCCGCTCGTCAGAGGGCACAAACGCAGAGGGGTTATTTTGCGTGCCCTGATACCCATTGGGGTCGCTGCCCATACTCACAGGAGGCACAGTTGCAATCGCAGGCTTAAAGAGGTCTGACTGTCCCAAGATGTCACCAAGCTGCCCCATCGTGTTGGTCATGGCATTGCCCTGCCCAATCTGTCCACCCGCCTGTGCGCCCCCCGCAGCATTGACAGCATTCGCCTGCGTGGTGGCATTTCCAGTCGCTGCGTTCACGCCAACATTAGCTAGATTCTGATTAGCGCCAAGTTCCATCTGTTGTTGTTGTTTCCACTGATCAAATGCCTGACCCTGATACAGCGCAGCATTCTTCTGCCCAAACTCAGTCAAGCCCTGCATCACATTGCTGTTAATGAGCCCACCTTTCGCAGCCGCGCTGTTCTGAATAGCCTGCTCGCCCTGTTGAAGTGCGTGCTGTTCAGCAGGACTGTTCGTAGCATCAGCCATGCTAAAGCGTTGAGTGGCAAGACCTCCAGGCGCTACGCTCGCCGCCATGTTGTTGATGCCAGTCTTGCCAGCATCAATATATGGTTGAACTCCCTGTTGATACGTCGCCGCCGCTTGCTTGGCGGCATCGGACTGCGTATTCGCAGCCTTTTTGGCTGAATTAGAGCTGATAGCTCCACCAATGACACTTGCGGCGCCTGCCGCGACTGCTGCCCATGCCATTAGCATTCTCCTTCAAGAAGTGGGACGGGGTCTGCCATCCCTAGTTCAGTGTACGACTTCGCAATGTTGAAGTCTTCAAGCTTTGCCAGATCTTGAATATTCTCTGGATTCGTATGGATGCACGACCACACAGTATCCTCAAGGGCAATGATCGCACGCTTAGTGCCGCTGGGAGACATAAACATCTTGTGCCCCTCAATGACTTGGTAGGGCTCAAATTCGGTCACTACAGCCACCTTGCCCGAAGATATAATGCTGGCGTGCTCATGCTTGTGAATCTTACCAATGTAGGTGTGTCCCTTCTGTAGCCACACCTTACGAATGTAGACTCCCGGAGCAAACATATGCTCCGTAGGAAGCTCCGTATAGTGGTCCGCAAGCTTGAACATTTCGCGCTCAAGCAGACATATTTTGGCTCTAATGTCATAGGGCGTAACCCCCACCATATTCAGTGCCGAGAATAGTTCTAATTGTAGCATGCTACGCCAGCCTATACCAAGTAAGATTTGTCTTCGAAAAGTAGTACGCGATGCACACGCCTGCAACTCCAGCAGTGGGGGCGTTCTTTATCGTGTACGCTGACGTGAGTGTAAGCGCCGTGATGGTTTGCGTGCTTGCAATATAGATTCGTTGCCCATCAACGGGGTATGCAGGGAGCGCGACAGTAGCAGCAGCGATAACGCCAGCCGCATCTATCTGTAGTATTTCAGTGTTTGCTGGAAATTGGAGTGGGTAGCTAGGCGAAAGTGTATAGAAATACTTGGCATAGTTCTGTACTGCGAATATAGAAAAGAAGACCTGGTTAAACCACTTCTTCCAGGCAGCATTAAACTCTTTGTCTTGCCCTAGCACTAGCGCGTCGATAGGTGGAGGAAAGATCATTGTCCTACCTCTGTGCCAGGACTAACCGTAGCCTCAGCTAAGTTGATGGTAAACGGCACAGGGTCAGTAAGTGAAAACTGAAACACAAAGTCTCTTGCAGACCCAAGTTGATCCCAAATGACGCGCCTTTGATACTCCCCTATCCTGCCCATACTAGCCCATCGCTCAGGACCAAAGGTTTTCCCATTGTCCTTGCTTATCTTTAGCATGAGTTGCGGATTAGACCCTTGACCCACAGACAGAAGAGTAGAGCCAGTGTCCATTTCGAGCACGAGTTCAGATACACCAAACTCATTGCCATCTAGCCGAACGTGGCGGCTCGTAGCTATTCGCTTAATGGGAGTTCCATTGTCTGTATACTGGCTGTTCCTAAGCTGATAGATCGTGCCAGTAGTAGAGTCACAGATATAATTCTTGGTGTTGAACACTACGCTCAAGTTTCCAAAGTGCCGAGTGTAATCCGTCACTCCCGTTTGTGTCTCAAACCAGAAGCCTGTAGATGCGTCGAACAAGAATGACCGCCCCGCAGATGGAAACGTAAGCTGATACATGGGGTGCCCATCTATCATATACGTCAGCGCCACTGCGTCACTATAGACTGGAAATCCTGTGATAATGTTCTCAAGGTCCGAATTGCTGACCCTAGTCGGCACGTAGCCATGCAGCATCAGCACTTGGATTCCACCCTGCGGATTTTGCCCAAGGAAAATCATCGTGTTGTTGAGCGCCGCCCTGCTCCAAATAGCGGCTAGCCCCCATGTCTGCGATGCACCATTGATGCGTTGGTATGGGTTAGGCGCTGCGCCCACATCCTGCCAGAACTCTATGCTCTGCACACCCCACAACACCAGAGCGCCGTTCAGAACGTCAACTGCAACGAGATTATCACTCGTATTTTCCTTCGCACCAAAGATAGCCGGGGTCCACAATGAACTATTCAACTGCTCACTAACGTAGAAAATACGGCTATTCGGCGCGCCTGCAATAGATCGGCTATCTAGGGTACAGATTGTTCTGCACCCATTGGGGAAGTTGACATCTGCAATGAGTGTGGGCGCTCCAGACGGGAGGGTAAGATAGTATCCCCGAACTCCATCCACTAGAGTAAGTTGAAGCGAATTGTCGTCTACATCAACATACTGCCCACTATTGATTATCGTGCCGAGCAGCACGCTTGTCAGGTCAGAGGCGACCTGAAATACACTGCTCCCCGCCACTACATACAGATAGTCGCCAACTACCCGCCATCCCCGAATAGGTTGATCCGGAACACTTGCAGCCGCGAATGCTCCTGGCGTGCCGCGCAGAACAATCTTCGTCTTGTCTTCATCTTGACGGACATCGTAGAAGCAGTTTACTCTCCTCTGTGCTGACACAGAGGAGCTGAGTGACTTTAAGCTAGACCCGAACAAAGGAATTGGGCGCATTTAGTCCTCCGCACCGGGCTGGAAGTATATGCCAGTCTTCTCCGCATCCTTTTGTTGAGCAATCCTTAGGGCAGTAATGAAGTTCTCTCCCATAAGTGGGGTCCACGGCCTGTTGAACTGCGGACATATATTCTTCGCCAGTCCCCAACACAGAGGCAGATACCACTCTTGCGGAAAATACGGATTATCCAGCGCAGTATTGAAATCTTGCACAGGCTCCATATAGGTCAGGGCGAGATGCTTAGTGACGTCCTGAGACGCCCCTGCGTCGGTATACAAGAATGAGTTTCCTAGTTGATTCTCATAGTAAATTGCAGTGGGATCTTGAAGATTTGTTGAGTCAGCCTTGTTTGGCAGAAAATCGTAGTCCTGCACAGTCATCATCCTCAAGGGCGTATCACTGAAGTTTGTGTCCCGAAGCACAGCGGTCTCGATGAACAGAGGCTGCTGAGCAATAGTCTGGAAAACAAAGACTTGCGCGTTCGCGGCTGCTTGGCTAGGAAGACCCGCAGTAATCGTAATCGTAACCGAGGGAGCAGTGGCTACAGTCGTCCAATACAGCGCCCCGCTATCAAGCACAATGCCGATATAGTATCCTACAGCTACTCCAGAAATGCTAGACAACACGAGTGTTGTCGCAGCAGGCGCTGCCGTAGCGGTAAGAGTCGGATAGACATAGTCATTAGTCCACCCCGTCGTGCTGCCAGGACCAATCACATATCTGCCAGTGTTGTTCTGAAGAAATAGATGCCCATGCTTACGGGTCCACATCTTCAAACCGGGAGCAAAGTCTACCTTGCCCATCCACTGCTTAACCATCATGTTGAGAGCAATACCAATGTCCTGCGTCTGGACAGCAGTGGGGCTCTCATAAGGATCTAACTTGCCAATATTCAGCATAGCTTGCCGAATAATGTCGTCGCGGGTTACTGCGAACGCATAGGTGCCAGAAGTACTCATGCCACCTTCTCCTTAGTAAGCTCTAGTAGATGGAAGGCCACGGCGTTCCATGCGTCCTCTACAGAAATATCCGCTTGGCACTGCGCTGTGCTAGTCACTGGATCTAATTTGCAGTGCGCCCATCCGTAATGCATCTGGTGACAGGCAGGCACACCCGCAGACCGGCCAGGACACTCGGTTTTCTTTGCCCATAGGGCAGATGTATTTACCCAATCTCGGGTCAGGTTCTCTTCGCTGGAGTGGCTAAGGAAAATGACCTTCGGCATAGGCATGCAGGATGCAGCGTTGAGAACACCAGTCTCAGGCCCAATCACAAGGTCCGCCTGCTCCAAGAACGCCAGACTTTGACGGATGGACCACTTACCGCTGGTCTCGGTTACGCGGGGCTCTTTCTCCCACCCTTGCTCCAGTATCACACACTCCGGCCCACCACAGAGGACAATCTGAGACGTTGGGAAGTGCAAAAGAGCGCTAGCAATGATATTGTCCAGCCCCGCCCACGTCTTATGGACGCTGCTACCAGACAACGAATACATGATAATGGGGCCAGCGCCCATCTTTGCGCGCTCTTTCCTGGCCCACCCCTTCTCCTCCAATGTGGCATAGAATTTGACCTGTGGCTTGTGGGGTACGTCAGCAATGGCATGCTGGAACTCCAGATAGTTTCGGCTCATCATGCTGTGTCGAACTGCGGGAGACCAAGCATGTTGAGCCCGTCCTGGCATGGCTAGCAAGGAACCCTCGACCGACTCACTAAGGTTGACAAAGCGGTCGTATTTCTTACGCTGCCATGCCCAGAAATCCCCAAGATTAGTATTGGGTATTTGATCCTTATCAAACAGAATCATCTGGTCGATGTTAGGGTCAGTCTCGACCACGACACATCCAGGGGGTGCACAATGCAGAGTCACATGGAACCCTTGATCCTTCAACCCTTTGATGACGCTGGACGCCTGCATTAAGTCACCAAACGCACCATATCGGACAACTAACGCAGTCTTCGTAGGTTTGGGGCGCTTCCAAGACTCTGAGGTTATGCGCCCAGGCATCTTCTTGAAGATCAGAAGGAAGCTGTATTCAAAGTCTTCGTTCCGCTCTTGGCATTCAAGCAAGTCCCATCCGTGGGAGGGCATAGCGGCAATGACGTCCTTTGGCCGAAAGTCGCGCTTGTGGTCAGGATTGGCTCCCGGCTGGCCCATGTTCGGGTAAAAGTCCGCATGTGGAAGGTACATAATCAGCAGACCACCCTGCTTGACAATGCGCCACCATTCACGAAGAGTGGCTCCCATATCCTCCACGTGCTCTAGCGTGTGGCTGCTGTAGACCCAATCCATGGACCCACTGGCAAGCATATCTAGCTTTGACACATCTGCAAGAATGTCCGGCTTTTGAGTGAACCCGAACTGAGCGTGGTTCATGTTATCCACACTTATGGCGTGCGGGAGAATCTTAAAGTCCCCCGCTCCCAAATCAACTCCACGGCCACGCAGATAGGGGGCAACCTCCCAGACGATCTTCTTAGACTCGTTGCACTGCGGATTGTCAATTTTCCAGACCATTATCTTGTCTCCGTTACACCAGCACGAATCAGAACCTTGTTGCTCTTTGTGGCCTCAGTGATCACGAAGTGTTCGTCTACTGCGCGGGTAGCTCCCTCAAGACACGCATAGTCATCGAACACTATCATGCCTCCAGGGAGTAGTTTTGGGTACAGGTGCGTGATCACGTCCTTAACTGCTTGGTATTGATCACAATCGCAATGGACAAATGATATAGGCCCCATTTCCACAAGGGTATCAGGAAACACGCCCTTGCAGAAAATGGCGTCGGGTATAGCCGCCCGCACTTCCGCCTCGTTGACGTCCGAAAAATCGCCAACCACATGAGTATCTCCCTTCTCCACATTTCGATATGGAATACCAGTGAACGTGTCATACAAGTAGAGTGGAACGCCGCGCACTCGGGCTAGGGCCGCAAGCTGCCACGCCGTTCCCCCTCGGTATACACCTACCTCAACGATACATCCTTCTAGTGGGGTTGTTGAAGCGGCGAGGATCATACTCTCCTGCGCATCTTCTCCAACTAGAGAAAGTGGTTTCACGCCATCTCCTCATCTGGCAATTTCCACATTTCGTTGCCCTTATAGGTGAACTTGTGTACTTTCAACTCTAAGGCTGCATCACGCACGCTATCCCAAAACTGAAGGTTGTTTTCTGACTCTTTGTACACGACAGCCTTAGAAAGTGGTCCTTCCTTCAGCACATTTCTAAGAAAAAGCATCGCACCAGCAAGACTATCAGTCATTATGCGGGAACTATCCTCAACCTGCACACTGGCTGCGACTGTCTTAGGTGTGCCAATCAGCTCATCATTTCCCGCATACAGAAGCCCATTTTGCTCATACCGAGCAATGGAGTGGCCAACAATCGTGGCATAGGGGCGCTCTCGGTCTAGTTTGCTCACGTTAACTCCTAAGCTGCAAAGGTAGAGGCCTGCTTTATCTTGTCCAGGACTACACTTTTCGCGTCCTGTAGGTCAGCCAGCATGCGACCTTTCGTGAAAGACACTAGGGGGTGCTTGATTTCCTCAGCAAGCGCAAGCAAGAAGTCGTCGAGCGAACACTCAAGCGAGATACCCTCATCGCGGATAGTAACCACGATTGTTGGGTTATCCCAATGCCGAGAAATTACCAGCGATTGCTTCCGGATTTCACTGCCATCCATACTATCTCCTATTGTGCTGTGAGTGACGCCGGTGCGGACGGTGCGCTTTGCGGAAAGGTCTTGCACGCTTCGTTGGAAGGCACGCTCTCCAACGAGTTAAGGGCCGAGGTGACGTTCCAGCAGTAGGTCTTGCCTGAGAGCAGGCCGGTGTTGATCGTGACCGTGGTGGCGCTCACGTTCGGACCTTTGACCTTAGCCGCTCCCTGCAGACCTTGGTACACGTTGAACGTCAGGCCAGCGCCGATCGGCGTGCCGTCCTCGTAGGTCGTTGGTGCGGTCCACGCGAGTACAGCCTGATTCGCCGCGTAGGCCGGAATAGCAGCCACAAGTGCGAGAGAGAGTGCGAGAATACTGTGTTTCATGATAATCCTTAGGTTGAACTTCACAGAGACATGGATGCTTATTAGGCGCCCAGATAATAACTAACGTTGACCCGACCCAATACCGCAAGACCAGCAGCCGCCGCTACGACTGTCGTCGCCGTACCTGCGACCGAAGACTTCAGCGGTGTGGTTGGGGTATAGTTTACATCTTCTTGCGTGCCCCCTGCAACCATTGCATTACCTACCGACCACGCTGGAGTACCCGGTAGATTCGTGCTAGTGTGAATGAGCGTCGCTGTACCCGCAAGTGCTGCCGTGGCATTGCGCACGATGTTGATGTGCGTAATATAGTGGAACAACCCCGCCACAGCAGGAAGCGTCGCCGTTGCGGCAGTGTTCGCCGCAGCAGTAGCCGTAACATGAAGATTGGAGGGAAGGAGGCGTACATTGATAATCTCATCCGCCGCGCTACCCCGCAGAGTAACTATGATATTCCCCGAAGTATATGCGGAAACCCTTATCCGCATACGGCGGAATCCACTAACTCCAACAATATATGTGCCGGAAGTAGTTGTAGCAACTACGACACTAGCAACGAATGTTTCTTGAACAATGGCAGCAACAAGGAGTTGCTGCTCTGCAAACATTGGCAGCGCGAAGTAATTCGTACCATCTACAGTAGCTTCCGCAACTACTGTAAGAGCACCAGCCGCAGTCCGTATGTCTACGCGGACAACTGCCTTACCCTGAATATCAATGAGGGACTCAGCATTAAGTGCTGCGAGTGTAGCTGATGCTGCACGAGCATCTGTCAGCGTCTCACCAGTAATAGAGTCAAGCGACCCTTGGAATGGGTTGCCGCGTGCGTCGAGAATTTGAGACATGATTTACCCTATCAAGTAGTTGATCTTGTAGCTGCCACCGATTCTGTGTATGAAGTCTCTAGCAGAGACTCGCACCACCATAGATCCAGCAGCAGGCACAGCATTGAACTCCACGTCATCGAAATCTGGCGTGTTTTCGTCGGCATCTGTGATGTTACCCCACCCAACGATTACTTTCGACGTGCCGCTGATATTAGCGTCTGTCACAGTGACTTCAGCATACTGAGTATTATAGGGTATGCCTGTCAGCGTAGCCGCCACCTGTGATACGCTGCCAACACCACCCCCAGGCACATTCACCACGGTAGGGTTGATGCCTGACGCAGTGACGCCCGCGCCCGTGAAGTTCAAGCTTGTCGTAGTACCAAGCGGCGTTCCCTCGTCTTGCGTAGCTACGCCACCGCCGCTCGATGCTGGTGGAAACAGAGGCATTAGGTAATCTCCCCGACGCGAGCACTGCCTGTAGCAGATGCCCATATGCCTCTAATCGCACCTGTGTAGCCGAAGGGCACTTCATAATACGCGTCCGCCACCATCTTTACCGTGAAGTCAGTCGTAGACGCAGCAGCAGTACCGAGCGATAGATACAAGATTGCCGCAGAGTCATTGTAGACCGTAGCTCCTAGTCGGTTAGCGTTCGACGCCAGAATGAGAGTATCCGCCGCAGCGCCCGCAACGCTAGTTCGCGCATTGGCTGTAGATCGTGTTTCTTTGGTCGGTACTGGCGTGGCGCGAAGTTGAGCGTCTGTAAGGGGACCGGTGACTGCAACCGATCCAGTGATGGTCGTGGACGCAAGACTAACAGGTACAGCCGACGCCCGCAGTTGAGTATCGGTCAGTGGGCCAGTGACTGCAACCGATCCCGTAATCGTAGTTGATGCCAACGACACGGGCACCGCTGACGCACGAAGTTGCGTGTCTGTAAGCGGCCCGGTGACTGCTACAGACCCCGTGATGGTAGTAGACGCCAGCGATACGGGTTGCGTAGCCTGCCAGAATGTGCCGCTTACGGGTTGAGTAGCCTGCCAGAATGTTCCGCTTACTGGCACCGGAGTCAGGCGAAGTTGCGTATCCGTCAGCGGGCCGCTTACGGGCTGAGTAGCCTGCCAGAATGTGCCGATAGCGGTAACAGAATCAGTGCCACTGCTCAGCGCCCAGGTTCTGCCTATGCTCCACGCGCCAGACTGTGATACCGACCACGGCGGCGTGCCTTGCTGAACAGTCCAAGTCCCGGATTGTGTGACGTCTGCGGTCAGTGCGCCACTTGGATTAACCTTTACATCAACGTATCCGCCACCGCCTCCGGTAGTAACCCCGACGATGACACCCTTGGTCAGTATGGCAGTATCGTTCGCAGCCAAGGTGTCCGATATCTGCACCTTGTTCTGGGTCATTGCCAGAGACTGATAGATGGTTTGCAAGCGCAAGACACCCTGCGCTACGCCACCATTCACAAGCCTTATGCGATAGTATTGCCCGTGCGGCTCGTTCTGAATCGTTATTGCCGTGTTCGCTGCCAGCGGGATACTATCGGTATAGTCCCAATTCGTGCTATTAGTTGAGTAATCAATAAATACTGTGCCAGCCTTATCGGAAAAGGCCATTATCCCGATAGTGGAGTATCCTGTGATGTCCTCAGAAGTACCTGTGAATGTGCCTCCAGCACCGAGAGGAGTAGTGCTGCTATTGTTGGTGGAAATCAGGGCATTCTGCCCCGCAGGGAAGACCGCACCTGTCCCGGGCTGAACGGGGAGGGCGTTAGTTAGCTCTACACCAACTAGATTCGCACCAGACTTCCATCCCGTATAGCCCGCGCTCGCTGGAACAGCCGCGCCAGTCGGAGACGCAGCAGCATTGCCGCCAGAGATAGTCCCTGCGGCAAGGTTTACGTTAAGATTACCGGACCCATCAAGCGAAAGGGCGGATACAACATTTGACGTGTTCTTTCCAAGGGCCACCGTACCCGTTGCCGGGTTGATGGTTGTTCCCTCGGCATATTGCGTTCCGCCGCCCCCGCCCCCTCCAGCCTGAGTAGCTTTGACCCAGGCAAGACCAATGCTGTCCCAGACTAGGGTCGCTACCTGATTAACGTTTTCGGTCTGTACACCGTTTGCATCAGTTAGCTGCGTACGATGTATGTACGCACTGAGGGGCATTACCACAACTTATTCTCGATCGAGGTAATTATTCCTCTCCACGAAACCGCCCGCATCTCCATAGAAGAGATCTACGTGCTCGCCCGTGTATTGATCATCAACACCCTTCATTTCGCGCTTCTTGAAGCCCTCAGCAAATGATGTTGGGTTGGTGTCCGCCGACACGTCCGACTCACCAGCCATGCTCATCGGCATATTGGGCAAGTCCAAGCAGCACTGATCCGCAATCTCCATTCCAGGAGGCATGGCATTGAACTGATCATTACCTTGCGGCACGTCAGCCTGCGATTGCCGCGAGGACTTAAAGTCAGCCCACGGCTCCGGTCCCTCTGGCTTGTTCGGAACTGAAATTTGAAACTTTTCTTGCAAAGGAGCACGCATGTATTTCTCCATGTGAATGAGGGGGCACATCGGCCCCCTCATGGTCTACCGCTAGGACAAAGCCAGATTACTCAGCGATGTCACGGGGGGCAGGAGTCCAACCGTCGCCGGGGTAGGACTCGGCAACCAGCTTCCTGAGCGGCATCGTGTGGATTTCCGCATTCTCCTGGTCGCTGATGTCCATACCGGGCGGCAGGAAGTTGAACTTCGCAGCCTCGCCGTAGGGGGTGCCTTGCTTGTCGATGTAGCCATCCGTCTGGAACCCAGACTTCTCGCCAATATCGTTGTGCAGGCCACCGAGACCACCGATGGTCTTCGGCATGCCGCCACCGAAGGGCTCAGCAAACTTTTCCTTGCCGCCCTCCCCCGCCATCTGGCCTGCGCTTTGGCCAGGAACATTTCCGCGCTTGCTTGCCATGCTGCTTCTCCTTAGGAAGTGACGTTGGACAACGGAAGGATCGCGAGTTCGATCATCCCAACGAAGGTGCCCGTTGCGTCCGTGCCCTTCTGGGCATAGAACACATCGCCTTGCTGAAGGGACACTTGGTTCGCAGCCAAGGTCGGGGTCATGTTACCGATGTACGCCCCTGAACCCATCGTTCCGTATGCAGTCGTGCTCGTCGTCGTGTTAGTGCCGCCCACGCCGGTCACCTTCACAACACTGATGACGTCTGCCGACGTGCTGAGCACGGTCGTAGCGATCTGCACCGCCTTGACCTGCATAGCGGTGAATGCCGCCATCTTCGTGCCCGTGCCACCAGACCCGACAAGGTTGCCCGAGGGAACAGCCAAAACGGCCTGATACGCCGGATGGTCATACGCCATGTTTTTCGTGGTCATGTCATGGCCTCCTTTAAGCCAGAGAATCCCACTTCACGATGCGAGTGTTCGCAGCGAGAGTGTGAACGATGCCGAAGCCGCCGAGGTAGTACCACGCGACGCCCTTTGAACGACCATAATCGCTCGGGATCTTACCCCGCATTTCTTCTGGCACTGCGATGGCCTCAGCGACGGTGTCGTTGCCGAAGAAGAAAATCCAGTCCGACTTGCCGTTGGTCCACAGAGTCTGCGTGATGCCGTCCGTGCCGGTTCCCTTGGCGATGTTGGTCTGCTCGACGTAGCGAACGTTTTCGTAACGCCCGATTTCGCCGTTCATGATCAACTTGAAGCCGGTGTCCGAATACTGGTGGATCGTTTCCAGGTTGTTCTTGAACGAGCGCAGCGTCGTCGGCCATGCCAGGGCATAGTAATCATCGCCGAGGTAGGCCGGGATGTTCCGTTCCTTCATCGTGTCGACGATCGACTTGGCGTGTGCATTGCCGTAGGCGATGCTGTTCGTGCCGGTCACCGTGCCGTTCGTGTACAGCGTGACTGCCGCCGTATCCGTGCCCGCCGTGGGTATTGCACGCAGGAGGGTCTGGTTGAATTGCGTCCATGCAAGACGGTCGAACGTCTTGACGGCGTCGTTCTTGAGAACCTTCTGAATCAGTTCCATCACCGGGAACTTGGACAGGTTGTCCAACTTGCCCGAGTAGGGGACCGAGTTACCAGCTTCCGTCATCGTCAGGGTGCCCTGAACGATGGTGAAGTTGGTCTCAGGCATTGTGTTCGTTTCCGAAAGCACGCCACCAGCCGATGCAACATCCGAGAACACGTCCCACGTGAAGATGTCACCCTTCTTCTTGCCTTGTTGACTCGCGTCACGGACGTCCGCAAACTGGCGAAACTTCACCAGCGGTTGGACTGCCATGCGGAGCACGTTGCTCAACTGACGGCTATACATGAAGCCGCCGAGCGAATTCACTGCCCAGACTTGACCTGCCACGATTATCTCCTTAGTTCCTCATCCACTGCGGACCGCCACGAGCCTTTCGGATGTTGGCGATAACAGTAGCTGTATCTTCCTCACCATCTTCGTCCTCTTCTTCCACCTTAGCGACTTTCTTAGTCGCAATGGCAGGAGTCTTCGGAGCGGCAGCTTTTTTCGCATCCTTATCCGCGAACGAAACGTCCGGGACCTTAGGATCTCCCTGCGCATTCGGAGCAGGAACAAGACCTTCTTTCCATGCGCGAAGTTCTTTCCCGATTGATTCGTAGCGCTCCTTGTATGGGCGGGTATCTCCCGATGCCACAAGGTTTGCATCTCGCTGTTGGGCGAGCGAATTCAATAGGGGTTCACTTGCAATGTCAGGAAAGTTCTTGCGAAAATCCGTGATGGCTTCATTGAAAGCGAGGCGTTCGTCAATAGCGCGAGACATGTCGTCCGGAGAAACGGATGGACGTGCGGCTACTCGCGAAGTCAGCAGGCGAACTGCTATCTTCGCTTCCTCTTCTGTGCCCATTTGTATAGCGCGGACAATTCGCGCGTCTTCTTCGTCTTGTTGACGTTGAATTTCTTCAGCTGTCGGGCCCTCTGGCGGAGGCGGTGCCTCTGACGCTCTCTTAGCCCGTGCTGCATCGGCAAGATATGCATCTGCCGACTCTACCTTCTGCGCCCGCGCAATCAATTCCTCTTGCGTAAGCTCAATTTCCTTGCCATTTACCTTGATCTTGAACTTAGGTGCCTGAATTTCAGGTTCAGGAGCCTTAGCCACAGGTTCGGGCTCAATGACTTCAGGTTCAACTTCAGTGACTTCAGGCTCTTTTTTCTCGCCCTCTACCAAGAAGGCTGACGTCGTGCCGTCGTCGTTGACATCAGCTAACTCTTCGGCACCCTCACGGTCATTGCGATCGTTAATTTCAGCAAGCAGAGCCAGCCGTGCGTCATTGCCAGTGCCAACCGCACCAGAGTTCAATGAGCCATCAACAACTTCGTCATCCATCTAAGTCCCCTGATTCAATAAGATCTAAAGACTTGAGCCCATCTAAAATGGCTTCTGACAGCCAGTCCTCAAAGCTCTCTGCACGCCAGACTTCTCCTTGAAGTCTGGAGATTCTCTTTGCATCAGCCGGGTCGCAAATCTTTAATTCCCGAATGGCGGCAGTATAGCACTCCCTTGCCCTGCCTTGCAAGTACTCGCCTAGTTGTGAAGACCAAAATTGTTGCGCTTGTTGCCCGAACGCTGCCCGCGCATATAGTTCTTCACTTTCTAGGCTCATTTTGTGCTTTCACTATTGCTGCGAAGTGTGTCGCAAGATTGCGCCGGTTCTCATTCTCTTCTTGAATCTTCGTAATCGCAAGCCTCGTCTGATTTGTCTTGTCTGTACGAAGTATACTGGCTTGATGTGCAGTGTTCTTGTCCTTAACCTGCCCCTGAAGCTGCTGAATGATGCCCTGCGCTTGCTGAAGTTGCTGCTGAAGTTGGATAACTTGGGGGTCGTCCACAGTAAAGAAGCGAGATCCGTCGCTATATCCAAGATGCCCGAAGATTTCCTTACCTACCTCTACCATGTTGACGCCAGGGGTAGGATTCTTGAGCGCGTTGCTGTAGGCTGTGAACGCAGCAAGGAACTTCTGAAGCTTTTGCGTGGGATCTGTAGCGCCCATGCCTACATTCACGCTAAGTGTGATTTCTTGATTGAGAAGTTCATCTGTAATCTCGCTTACGCCGAACTTCTGGTAGAGCTGTGCCTTCTTAGCACACAGTCCCAAGATTACAAGGTCGCTCTCATAGTGTTGCTCAAGCAGAATTAACTGCCGCAAGATGGGCTGCACGAATGTTTCAACATAAGTGCGAATGAGGTACTCAACCAGCGTACCATTCGACTGATTAAGCATCGCCATGTTGCGAGCGGGGGCGTTCCCTGCGCCGCTTGTCATCAAGGCAGCAGGATTGAAGTTGCCAAGCAACTCATCCATATCAAGGTTGATGCTTTGCTGTTCTTGATAGGCTGACCCTGTAACGTCGGGCCACGTAATCTCACGCACGTCGTTGATGGGGTCGTTCATCATGACCACACCGCCAGGAACATTTCGTACCAAACCAGCTAGATCAACATCTACACCACGCTTGGCGAACCACTTCTTATTCAGCGCGAATTTGACATTGTCGATTCGCTGGTTGGCAATCTCGTTGGTTTCGTCTGCGAGCCCTCTACCCAATTGAGGCACTCCAGCGGGGATTGCCTTGTGGGTCTCGAGGATGCAGCAGCCCATGACATACGGTCGCTTGCCGTGAAAAACGGAGTCTTCAAGGGGAGTTGGCTCAGACAGGAGAGCATGTTCTCCCAGGGTGTAGAATTCCCAATCATGTCCGTCCTTTCTATGGATGTGCCGTTGAACCCACACAATGTCATAAGCGTCAACTGCTCTCGTGGATTGATCATATGGATCTTCCCTGTCCTTATTTCTAGCCGCACGAGTGCTATCCATCTCAGATGCCTGAGACTTAGTAATCGTAATCTCCAGCCACTCTCCTGCCTTCATACGTGCTTTGACGTCCATTGCATACATCGGCATGCAGTGAATCCAATAGGGGCTCGTATTGACTGGGTCGATCCAGTTTGCGCTAGGATCAAAGCGGCAATTCTCAATCGGAAGGAGCTCAACCTGAGGACGGTCCTTCTCTGAAGTGTCCCAGTATACGTGCGCAATGGCGCAGCCCACGGTTTGGGCATCCTGTAGCCCGCCAAGCACGGTTTGGAACCAAGGAATAGTTCTGGTCAACCTATACTGAATCAATTCCTTGTTGATTTCAGCGCTTGCAATCTGCGCTTTGTCTGTTTGATCGCCAGCAGTAACGCTGACAACATCCATGTTGCTGAAAAAAGCTGCCGCTGCTGCGGCCTCATTCTTACGAATAACTGACCGGATCTTGGGGCGGTATAGGCGCGAACGTTTATCATATGCCGGAGCATTGTACTTTGAGTCTGCAGGATGCTGATTGTTAAATGCACGAATGCCATCCTCAAACGTCTTTCGGTATGAGGAGTCCATGTAGTTCGTACTTGCTCGGTAACTAGAGCGAGCCAGTGCCAACCACGACGAATTCGTCGGGCCAGTTTCTGGGTCCGTACCCTCTGCTGTCTGTGCAGTAGGGGGCTGAGTCCGACCCATTACTTCTGCCATGAACCCTCCGTCTTATCCAAGATCTTTTTAAGTCGCTCACCCTGAATACGCGCTAGCTCACAAGCATAGACTTGCTCAGTCACACTTAGCTCTGCATAGCGAATATTCTTGTATGCCTCCCACTCGTGCATGCAGCGAGCATTCTCTCGCTTAATGGCAGCGACTGACTCTGTCTGGCTCATTTTTGCCATACCTGCCTCTCATGGTCTTCGTGCGTCGTACCTTTATTCCGCTTGACCTGCACTACCCGGTCATCGTAGAGAGCCTGCATGTGCGAGTCTTTAGTATTCGTAATGGGGAGTATCTCGCCCAGATGCTCTTTCATCCATCGCCGCAATGCTGGTGATGGAGTACGCGCTGTGAAGAGCCGCACATCTCGCCCCTCAGCTAACCACTTCCGCACACGCTTGACCATCTCTTCCACAGGGGCGCCAACGTGGTCACGCCCCCGGAAATAGTCGTAGTGCGCCAGCGTGCCATCAAAGTCCACGCCAATCCAACCATCACCCTTAGTGCGCGGATTCGTAGCCATTACTTCCTCTTGATGAGGTCCTTGTTTGGCCCCGGCAAGTCTCCAGCATTCTTGCCGCCACGGCCAGCGCCAGCGTCTGAAGAAGATGGCCCTACATACTCGTTCTGCCCCTCTAAGGGAATACCTGATGCCGTGACTAGGTCTCGGGTTTTCATATTCCCCTTTGGGTGCTTCTGGCTGTAAGTAGCCCTCTCCGGAAGTCCTGGGCCGCTGTCCTTCTTCATCACCATGACTACTTCCTTTTCTTAAGCAACTCAGCAAGCTCTGCCTCTCTCTTAGGCATCTGCTTACCCTTGAAGAAATTAAACCCGGGACCAGGAAGATCACCAGCGTCTTTGCCCTTAGCCCGATCTTCAGGCTCCGAGGCCGCAGCCTCTCGCCGCTCAACCACGCGCTTCGGGTTGAGCACTCCCTCGAAATCCGCTTGCTTCTTGTCTGCCATGCCGTTCTCCTAGTTAAGACTCTGCAGAGTCATGAATTCGCCGTCCCACGCGCCACGCTTCACACCACAACGCTCAAGCAATTCTCCACCCCCGTAGACTACAGCCTTCTCAAGCTCTGAGATTGACGCTGCTTTCGCAGCATCTATTGTGAATCCGTAGCGCCCATCACTGATCGCCATGTTCTTGATGATCAACGTTCTGCCCGGAGCCCATCCCACCATCCAGATGTGGTCAGGGTAGTGTGTGCTCAGCACTTGCGCAGCCATCTTCGCCACGAGTTCCATCTGGCTGTTCTCAGCGTCGGGCGTGGTGTCAACGACTTGGATGTCTGTGTTCATGAGTTTGGATAGGGGGCGGTTGGAACAGAAAAATTGGACGTGTATCGGCACACTCCGACTGTAAACCTAACGTCATCAGTGTACGCATATGGAGGGTTGCCTCCAGACGCAATGCTCTGCATCAAATAGGTCGCGATTGTTTGCGTCGCACCAGCGCCCGTCACTACTGATCCCTGAAGAACACCATTGACGAACCAATACTTCGTGGTTCCATCATATGTCATCGCTAGGTGTACCCACTGATTCAGAGGGGGATTAACAAAGCCGTCGTGATTGCTGCCAAATGCTGTAAAAAATCGGAATTGATTAGTAGTGTTGAACTTTATCGCGATTATTTCTGACGATATTGAGTTATACACGGACGCCAGACCTAATCTGGAGTTTATGTCCCCAGTCCACCAAATCCACCCCTCTAGTGTGAATAGGTTGCCAGCACCCATGGAGTAGTTTCCTCCAATGGGGGGACTCGCGCTAAGAGTGTAGTCTGATGACGTTCCTCCGGCACTCTTTACACGCAGACTTCCAGCACTAGATACTGCGGCTTGAGTATTCGATACTTGGAGATTTGTGATGTCCGATCCAGGGGTCTGATGTACCCAAGTGTTCCCAATGACGTCTGGGAATATCTGTGGATTTGCAGGGTCGTCGAAGTGCAGAAGAAATCGAACATTGGCGAAAAAAGGATCCCGAGTTCCCTTGTAACGCAACGTCTGCATAATCTGCCAAGGGGTCACGTGGTGTCTCCACAAACTGCCCAAGTGTTCAATGCTGTGCAAACAAGTCCGAGGAAGGAGTACTGAACACGGGCTGTTAATGACGCCCCCTGTAGCGTTACGCCCGCCGCTCCCGCAATAGTCAGTGTGCCCGCGCCGAGACGTTCAACCAAAATATTCGTCCCAACGGGGAAGGCTAGGGTCAGGGACGATGGGATGGTCAGCG